CCGGACGCTTGGCCCTACCGGCGACTTTGTTGGCAACCGTCCGGTTCTGCTGGACGACGCCACCTATTTCCGCGATCCGCAAACCAACGTCTCCTACGGCATCAAATTCATCAACCAGCAGCAGTATGATGGCATCGCGGTCAAGACCGTCACGTCCACGTACCCGCAGGTGATCTTCGTCAACATGACGTATCCCGACGCGGAAATGTTCATCTACCCGCGCCCCACGCGCGAATTGGAATGGCATTTCATTTCGGTGGACGAACTGACGCAGCCGGCCACGCTGGCTACCGAACTGCATTTCCCGCCGGGCTACCTGCGCGCGTTCCGCTACAATCTGGCCTGCGAACTGGCGCCGGAATTTGGCGTCGAACCGTCGCCGCAGGTGTCGCGCATCGCTATGGTGTCCAAGCGAAACCTGAAGCGCATCAACAACCCTGACGACGTGATGTCGATGCCCTACAGCATCGTGGCGACGCGCCAGCGTTATAACATCTACGCGGGTAACTTCTGATGAAGACGCCGATCCTTGGGTCGGCCTATGTCGCGCGGAGTGTCAACGCCGCCGACAGCCGCATGGTCAACCTGTTCCCTGAAGTCGTGCCGGAAGGCGGTATCGAACCGGCCTTCCTTCAGCGATGCCCCGGCCTGAAGTTGCAGAAGACTATCGGAGACGGCCCGATCCGCGGCCTGTGGGCGCACCAGACCCGCGGCGAAGATTTCTACGTCGTCTCAGGCACTGAAGTCTACAAGATGTCCAGCCTGACCGGCACGCCGATCAAGTTGGGCGACGTGACCGGCACCGGCCCGGTGTCCATCGCGGACAACGGCACGCAGATTTTCTTCGCCTGCAATCCTGACGCATTCATCTACGACGAGGCGACCGACACCTTTTCGCAGATCACCGACCCGGACTTTCCCGGTGCGGTGGCCGTCGCGTATCTGGACGGCTACTTCGTGTTCAACGAACCCAGCAGCCAGAAGATTTGGGTCACGCAGCTATACGACGGCTTTCAGGTGGACCCGCTGGAATTTGCCAGCGCCGAAGGTTCGCCCGACGGCGTGGTGGCGGTGTTCGTCGATCACCGCGAATGCTGGGTCTTCGGCACGGACAGCACCGAAGTCTGGTATGACGCCGGCAACGCGGACTTCCCGCTGGCGCCGATCCAAGGCGCGTTCAACGAAATCGGCTGCGTCGCGCCGCATTCCATCGCCAAGCTGGACAACTCCGTGTTCTGGCTGGGCGCCGACGCGCGCGGGCAGGGCATCATCTACAAGGCGGCCGGCTATACCGGGCAGCGCGTTTCGACGCACGCTATCGAATGGCGCATCCAGAACTACACCAACATGTCCGACGCGGTGGCCTACACCTACCAGCAGGACGGCCACGCCTTCTACGTCATCTCCTTCCCTGAAGCGGACGAGACGTGGGCCTACGACGTGTCCACTGGCGCATGGCACCAGCGGTCGTCCTACACCGCCCGCGCGGCCACCGAAGGTGGATTTGAACCGACAGCCTTCGACGCCGGGTCGTTCTACACCGCGTCCTTCGTCAACCCGTCCAGTTCGACCGGGCAGTTCTCGCGCCATCGCAGCAACTGCCAGTGCAACTTCCAAGGCAACATCGTCGTGGGCGATTACGCCAACGGCAACGTCTACACCTTGGACCTGAACGTCTTTTCGGACAACGGCATCGCCCAGCGTTGGCTGCGGTCGTGGCGCGCGCTGCCCACCGGCCAGAACAACCTGCGCCGCACGGCCCAGCATTCGTTGCAGCTTGAATGCGAGACGGGCGTGGGCATCGACACTGGCATCGGCAGCGATCCGCAGGCCATGCTGCGCTGGTCGGACGACGGCGGCCATACGTGGTCGAACGAGCATTGGGCGTCTATGGGCAAGATCGGCGCGACCGGCACCCGCGTCATCTGGCGCCGGCTGGGCATGACGCTGAAGCTGCGCGACCGGGTCTATGAAGTGTCTGGTAGCGACCCCACCCGCATCTATGTGACCGGCGCCGAACTGCTCCTGAGCGGCACCAATGCCTGACAGCGAACTGACACGCATCCCCGGCGCGCGCGTCCCCGTCACGACCGACCCGACGGGGGCGATGTCGCGCGAGTGGTATCGGTTCTTCTTCAACCTGTTCAACATCGCGGGCGCCGGCCAGACAGATTCTGCGGCCAGTTCCGGCCTTGGCGCTGAACTGGCCCCCGCGTACACGCCGCAGATGAACGAGAAGCGTCACGGCGTGTTCTACGACACGACGACGCAGGCTGCTGCCGTCATCAACACGGCATACCCGATCACGATAAATACCACGCAGATCGTCAAGGGCGTCTACATCGGCACCCCGACATCGCGGGTCTACGTGGACCGGCTGGGGACGTACAACTTCCAGTTCTCGCTTCAGCTTGTGAAAGCCAGCGCCAGCAGCAAGAACGTGTTCATCTGGTACCGCGTCAACGGCGTCGATGCAGCCGACTCGGCCACCAAAGTGACGCTGGCCGGTAGCAGCGCGGCGTCTGTCGCCGCGTGGAACTTTGTGATAGAAATGAACGCTGGCGACTATTTTGAACTGGTTTGGTCTACTGACGATACAGGCTGTCAGATACTTGCCGCTACTGCGTCGGCGCCCGTTCCCGGCATCCCGTCCGTCATTTTGACGGTCACGGACAACATTAACTGAGGTTGCATCATGGCCGTCCTTGCCCCCGAACCCAAAGCCCAGTTCTTCGCTGCTGACGGCACTCCGCTGGTCGGCGGCAAGGTCTACACCTACGCTGCCGGCACGACCACGCCGCTGTCCACGTTCGCGGATGCGTCGGCGCTGACGCCGAACACCAACCCGGTCATTCTGGACGCGCGCGGCGAATGCAATCTGTGGTTTGCGACGGCGACCAGCTACAAGGTCATCCTGAAGGACGAGAACGACGTTCTGCAATGGTCGGTCGATAACATCTCCACCTACGGCACGATTGCCAGCCAGAACTCCAACAACGTCACCATCACGGGCGGCACCATTACTGGCGTCACCGCGACGTTCAACCTGACCGGCGACGTGTCGGGCAACGCCGGCACCGTCACCAACGGCGTGTACCTGACCGCGACGCAGACCCTGACCAACAAGACCATCACTGGTCTGGCTTCGGCGTCCACCGTCAACGACAGCCTCGGCACCGGCTACACCATCGGCTACCGCAAGGAACCGCAGAGCAGCAACACGACGGCGGCCGCAGCCGACGTGGGCAAGCACCTGTTCATCGGCGCGACGGCTACCATTCCGTCGGGCGTGTTCACCGCAGGCGATTGGTTCCAGATCGTCAACAGCAGCGCGGGCGCCATCACGATCACGCAGGGTGCCGGCACCACGCTGAGGCTGGCCGGCACGGCTACGACGGGCAACCGCACGCTGGCGGCTTACGGCGTCGCCAATGTGCTTTGCACCGGCAGCGAAGTGTTCTATCTCAACGGCGTAACCTGATAGGATCGGCAGATGCCCATTATCGCCAAGAACATTATCCCCGCCCGCAATCTGGAAAACGCCCAGACGACGCAGTACGTCGCCGCGAACGTGACGACCATCATCGACAAGTTCACCGCGACCAACTTCAGCAGCAGCATGGTAAACGTCAGCGTCAATCTGGTCACTGGCGGCGAGGCCACCGGCAACAGCAACCTGATCGTCAAGACGCGCGCGCTTCAGGCCGGCGAGACGTATACCTTCCCTGAAATCGTCGGCCATATCCTGCCGCCCAGCGGGTTCGTTTCGACGCTGGCGTCGGCCGCTGCTGCGGTGAACCTGCGCGCGTCTGGTCGTGAAATTAGCTGATGCCGCCTTTCGTCGTCCTGTCCCTGCCGCGGTCCCGGTCAGCTTGGCTGTCCGATTTTCTGACCTACGGGGATTGGGTCTGCGGTCACGAAGAACTGCGTCACATGCGCAGTCTGGACGACGTGGCCGCGTGGTTCTCCCAGCCCAACATCGGCACGGCTGAAACGGCTGGCGCCCCTTGGTGGCGCCTGCTGGACCGCTTCGCGCCCGGCGCGCGCATCTTGGTTGTGCGCCGCCCGGTCAGCGAAGTGGTGGACAGCCTGCTGCGCATCCCCGGCATCGCCTTTGACCGCGACGTGATCGAACCCCTGATGCAGAAGCTGGACCGCAAACTGGATCAGGTTGTCGCGCGGATGCCGAATGTTCTGGAAGTGGGCTTCCACGACCTGAATGACGAAGCGACCTGCGCGGCGGTATTCGAGCATTGCCTTCCCTACCCGCACGACCATGACCATTGGGCGCAGACCGCGCAGACGAACATCCAGATCAATATGCCGGCGCTGATGCGCTACTTCCAAGCCTACCAGCCGGCGCTGGACAAGCTGGCAGCCATCGCGAAGCACCAGACCCTTGCGGCGATGGCGCTGCGTGAGCCGGTCGAACCGGACGGCATCACGTTTCAGACTGAAACCTTCGACGCTTGGCTGGCCGGCGCGGAGAAGCTGTTCGACGATCATCTGGTGACTGTAGGCGAGACGCCGGGCAACTGGCAGAACAAGAACATCGACCTGATGCGCCGCATTCACGACGCCGACGCGATGCAGATTATGACCGCGCGCTGCAACGGCCGGATGTTCGGCTATCTGATGACCTTGGTTGCCCCGTCGCTGGTGGCCCAAGACCTGACCACGGCCACGCACACAACGTTCTATGCGGCGCCGGAATTTCCCGGTCTGGGCCTGAAATTGCAGCGCGCGGCGCTGAAGGCGCTGAAGGATCGCGGCGTCAATGAAGTGTTTTTCGAGGCCGGCCAACGGGGTTCCGGCCCCCGACTTTCCGTGCTATACAAGCGTCTGGGCGCGCTGGATCACGGCCAAGTTTACCGTATGCAGTTGACGGAGAAGTAACATGGGTTTGGCAGCAGCGGCAGGTATCGGCGCAGTCGCCTCCATCGGCGGCGGCCTGATTGCATCCGGCGGCGCCAAGAAGGCCGCGCGCGCGCAGGCCGCCGCAGCCGAAAATGCGAACGCCGCGCAGGAACGGATGTTCAACAAGCAGATGGCTCTGCAAGAGCCATTCCGCCAAGGCGGCGTCACTGCGCAGAACCGCATCATGGAATTGCTGGGTCTTGGCGGCAATGCCGCGGCCGGCGATTACGGCAAGTATGCCAAGGACTTCGGCACGGCCGACTTTGAAGCCGATCCCGGCTACGCCTTCCGGCAGGCTGAAGGCATGAAGGCACTGGAGCGCAGCGCGGCCGCGCGCGGTGGCCTGATGTCGGGCAGCGCGATGAAGGGCATCCAGCGGTTCGGGCAGGACTTGGCCAGCCAAGAGTATTCCAACGCATTCAACCGCTATCAGGTGAACCGTTCCAACCAGCTTAACCCGCTTCAGTCGATGATGGGTGCAGGCCAGTCCGCGACGAACACCATGACCGGCGTTGCCGGGCAGGCCGGGCAGAACCAAGCCACGAATATCTACAATGCCGGCGCCGCGCGCGCGTCGGGCTACGTCGGCGGCGCCAATGCGCTTGGCGGCGCGCTGGCCAACGCCGGCCAGATGGTGTCGCAAATTCCGATGCTTCAGGCACAGTCGAACTATATGAACAATATGGGGGGCAGCGGTGGCGCAGGCGGCGCGGATTGGTCCATTACGAATTGGGGTCAGTGAAGCTATGGCTAACCAGATGATCGCGCTTCAGGCCCGCGCACCGCAGACCGGCGGGCTGGGTAATATGGTCCAGCAGAACGCGGCCCTGATGAACATGATGACGCAGCAGGCGGCGGCCCAGCGGCAGGCGCAGCAGGCCCAGCAGGGTATGGACTTCGCGGCCAACGAGGAAGCACGCAAGGCCGCGCTCCACACGCCTGCGATGGCGAAGGCATCCGCGGAAGCCGGCAATGAACGGCTGAAATACGTGACGGACTTTCTGTCCACGTCGGCTACGGCGCTATCGAACGTCCGCAACGCGCAGGAAGTGCAGGCGGTGGCCGGCATCCTGCGGGAGCATTTCCCCGATATGGGCGCGGCGCTGGATCAAGAACTGTCGTCGCTGCCGTCCGATCCGGCGCAGTTTGAGGACTGGC